TATGTGATGAAACTAATAATACTGATTCAGTCATCGACAGAAACGAATTTGTTTGTTCAATATTCGTGAAACCTGCTAGAAGTATTAACTTTATCACTCTTAACTTCGTGGCTGCAAGGTCAGGGGTTGAGTTTGAAGAAATCTACGGAGCAGTTTAAGGAGTAAAGAATGGCAACAATAGACGAATTTAAAGCACAACTGATTGGTGGTGGCCCAAGACCAAACCGATTCAGAGTCTTCATTCCTAGAAGTGGCAATAGAATTGAGTTTCTATGTAAAGCTGCTGCAATTCCAGCTGCAACCCTAGGAGAAATACCAGTAAACTTTAGAGGACATATCCTCAAGTTAGCAGGAGATAGAACATTCGAAGATTGGTCAGTGACTATCATTAATGATTCAGAATTTTCTGCAAGGTCAAGCTTAGAAGCATGGCAACAAGACATACAAGAACTTGATTCAGGTGTAGGTATGGCGTCTAACGACTACCTACTATCAAGAGCATTTGTCGAACAACTAGGTAAAGACGACGCTGTCCTTGCGAGATATGAATTTTTCAACATGTATCCAAAGAACATTGCTGCTATCGAATTAAATTACGAAACAGTAGATGCACTGGAGGAATTCACAGTTGATTTCACATATTCTCACTGGGAAAGAGTCAAGTAATAATAGTGAGTTGACCTCTAATTTAGGGGTATAAATATAGTTATGGAATTATTTGGGTTTGAAATAACTCGTAAGAAAGACGAGTTAAGAGCAACGGAGGTAAAGAACGCTAAGTCGTTTGTACCTCCTGTTGACGATGATGGCACTCCCGTTATACAACAACAAGCGGGATACATATCAGGTGGCGCATATGGTGCCTATGTTGATATGGAAGGTGGTATCAAGAATGAGGCAGAACTCATTCGTAGATATCGTGAAACATCATTAGTACCTGAATGTGACTCAGCTATTGAAGATATAGTTAATGAGTGTATTACTTCTGATATATCAGATAGGATTGTTGCACTCGACCTCCGAGATGTCAAACTCTCGGATAGTATCAAGAAAAAGATACAAGACGAGTTTGCTCACATCTTATCCCTAATGAAGTTCAATCAGAACTCTCATGAAATATTCAGAAAGTGGTATGTCGATGGAAGAATTTACTTCCATAAGGTCGTTGATAGCAAACGACCAAAGTTAGGTATTGTAGACTTAAGGAACATTGACCCACTTAAAATTAAGAAGGTCAGGAATGTCGAAAAGGGTAAAGACCCTAAGACAAAGATTGAACGAGTAGAGAAAGTAGAAGAATTCTACATGTTCAATGACAAAGGATTTGATAAGACTTCTGCAACAGAAGGTGCAACAGTTAAAATTGCACCCGAGGCAGTGTCTTATACAACAAGTGGATTACTTGATTACAGTAGAAATGTTGTAATCGGTTATCTACATAAGGCATTGAAGACTGCAAATCAGTTAGCAATGATGGAAGATGCACTTGTTATCTATAGGATTTCAAGGGCTCCCGAGAGAAGGATATTCTATATCGATGTCGGAAACCTTCCAAAAGCAAAAGCTGAACAGTATCTTGCCGATGTTATGCACAAATATAGAAATAAATTAGTGTATAATGCAGAGACAGGTGAAATCAAAGATGATAGAAAACACATGTCAATGCTTGAGGACTTTTGGTTGCCTCGAAGAGAAGGTGGTAGAGGAACAGAGATTACCACTTTGCCAGGCGGTCAAAACCTTGCAGACATAGACGATATAGAATACTTCAAGAAGAAGTTATATCAGTCACTAAATGTGCCTGCAACTAGATTAGAAGCAGACAATGGATTTAACATGGGTCGTGCTTCAGAGATATCTAGAGACGAACTTAAATTTAATAAGTTCACAAACAGACTTCAAAAGAAGTTTGCAAGAGTTTTTACAGACATGTTAAGAACACATTTAGTTCTTAAGGAAATAGTGACTGGAGAAGAGTTTGATAAATTCAAAGACTTTATCCAGTATGAATTTGCAACCGACAACCACTTTACAGAGTTGAAGGAAGCAGAGATTCTAAGGGAAAGATTAGATACCCTTGGAGGAATTGCTGATTATGTTGGTAAATACTATTCAAACGAATATGTTAGAAAGTATGTACTAAGACAGTCAGAGGAAGACATCAAAATCATTGACCAACAGATACAAGACGAGGGTGGTAATGAAGAAGATGGAGAAGACGATAGCTTTGGAGGATTTTAATAATGAGTGAAGACATATCAAGAAAGATAGTTGACGGAATTGAAGCAGGAAAGTTGGAACAGGCAAAGAACGATATCTTTGACGGAATCAAACAAAAGGCTGCAGAAGTTGTTGATATGAAGAGGGTTGAAACTTCTGTGAATTGGTCACAGAACGAAACCGAAGAAACTCCTACAGAGTCATGAAATCGTTTTCAGAAGTTTCTACGGAACTTCACGAGGCCACATTTAAGTGTCCCGAAGGTCATGTAGAACTTAAGAGAGAAAGTGTAAAATATGGTGAAGAAACCATAAATATAATTTACACTGAGTGTAAAGAAGGTATAACAGTATTCTTAAACGGACATGGAATACATGAGACCTTCGAGGACGAGGAGTCCTTAAAAGTTGGTATGCTAGAAGTGAAAAGAATGTTGAAAGACATGTCCGAAGAAGGTATATCAATAGAGGAAATAACAAATGAAATTAATATCTGAATTTAACGACTACGGAGTACAACCCGTAATAGTCGAACAAAACGAAAAAGGTGAAAAGGATTACTTCATCGAAGGAATCTTTATGCAATCAGAAATTAAAAACCGTAATGGAAGGATATATCCTAAAGAAGTTATACAGAAAGAAGTAAAAAGGTATAACAAAGAGTTCGTAGAAAAGAAAAGAGCATTCGGAGAGTTAGGACACCCCGAAGGCCCTACAATTAATTTAGACAAAGTGTCCCACATGATAGAGAAATTAGAAGAAGATGGAAACAATTTCGTGGGACGAGCAAAGATTTTGAGTACACCAAACGGTCAAATAGTTAAAAATTTGATAGATGATGGTGCCAAACTGGGTGTTTCTTCTAGAGGTCTAGGTTCACTAGAATCAAAAGGAAACGCACAGTATGTAAAAGACGATTTTCAACTTGCTACGGCAGGTGATATCGTTGCAGACCCGTCTGCACCTGAGGCCTTTGTAGAAGGTATTATGGAAGGTGTTGAGTGGGTTTATGAGAGTGGTATCTTGAAGGCAAAAGATTTAGACCAAATGCAGAAAGATTTAAAGACTGCAAGGCTAAATAAACTTGAAGAAACCAAATTGAACCTATGGAAAAGTTTCGTTGAGAAGCTTTAACATATAAATAAAAAAGTAATCTTTAAACAGGAGAAATTTATGTCAGATTTAGAAAACCAAGTAGAAACTGCTGAAGAGTTAGTTGCTGAAAAGGCACCTACCGATATGGCAGAAAAAGGTGACAAATCTGCTCACAAACAAGGTTCGTCTTCCGAAGAGAAAATCGAAAGCGGAAAGGCCGAAGTCGTCAAGCCTGAGGAAAATCCTGTTGACAAGGCTGTTGCAGCTGCAAATAAAGCATCAGATGGTACTAAACCAGTAAAAGATGCAGTAAATAAAAATGCAGAGAAAGGTGACAGCAAAGCAGACAAATTAAAAGAAGATGAAGATTCCAACGAAGAGGACACTATCGCAGAGAAAGGACAATCTAAAATGGAACTAATCAAGGCTGCAGTCGACAGTATGAAAGGGTTGAATAAAGAAGAGTTAAACAAATTATTCAGTTCTTTATCAGAAGACGAGGTCGATGAATCCTTGACTAAAGCAGAAGTCGCAAGAAAAATAGTAGAAGCATTAAAAGAAATGTCTTTGGAAGATGTTCAAAAACTCGTTAAAGAAATGGGTTATGAGGACGAAGAAGACGAAGATGATGATGACGATGACGATGATGACGATGAAGAAGAGTCATACGGTAAGAAAGAGTCAAAATCAGAATCAGTCGAAAATGACTCTGCTGTTGAATCTTCATTAGTCGAGATTGAAATAGATGACGACCTATCAAAAATCTCTGAATCATTAGATTTATCAGAAGAAAATGCAGAAAAAGCTAAAACTATTTTTAAAGCTGCAGTAAACAGTAAAGTTGAAGAAGCTAAAGAAAAGCTTGAAGAGCATTACCAAACAGAATTAAAATCCCAAGTAGAAACTATCAAAGAAGAATTAACTTCTTCTGTAGATAAGTATCTAACATATTGTGCTGAAGAGTGGTCGAAAGAAAACGAACTCGCAATAGAAAGGGGTTTGAGGTCAGAAATGACAGAAAACTTTATCGAAGGTCTCAAGAAGTTGTTCGTAGAACACTATGTTGAAGTGCCAGAAGATAAGTACAATGTCGTTGACGAACTCGCAAATCGTCTTGACGAGATGGAAGCTAAAGTTGATGCCGAAGTTCAAAAGAACATGGATATTAACGAAGAGCTAGAAAGTCTTAAGAGACAAAATGTTGTGAAAGAGGCATGTGAAGACTTGTCTGATTCACAAAAAGAGAAAATGGTATCACTATCTAACGGTGTAGACTTCACAGACCAAGCAGATTTCGAAGAGAAAATTGCAGAAATCAAAGAAGCATACTTCGGTGTAGACAGTGAAACTATTGCTGAAGAAACCGTACAAGAAGAAGGTAATGGAGATTTCGATACAGAAGTAGAGAAAGTTCTTGACCCTTCAATTGCACGATACTCTGAAGCATTAACTAAACTAAAACCATTAGGTTAATTTAAAGGAAACTAAAACTCATGTTTTTATCAGAAAATTTACAAGAGAAGTGGGAGCCTATTCTAGAACATTCCGATTTGCCAAAAATCGAGGACAACTACAAGAAAGCAGTCACAGCAGTTATACTTGAAAACCAAGAGAAAGCTTTAAACGAAGACAGAGCAACTCTTGAGGAAGCTGCACCTTTAAACTCTACTGGTAGTTCTATTTCTAACTGGGATCCAATCCTAATTTCGTTAGTAAGAAGAGCTATGCCAAATCTCGTTGCATACGACATTTGCGGTGTTCAACCTATGACTGGCCCAACTGGTCTTATCTTTGCTATGAAAGCAAGATATAACGACTATCCAACAGAAACAAGACTGAATAACTCAGAAGCTTTATTCAATGAAGCAAGAAGTGGATATTCAGGTGGTGCAGACCCAACAGCGGGCCCTGCAGACAACGACCCTGTTGGTGACCCTTTTGATGCATCAGGCCCTGAAACCTACGCGGGTGACACAGGAGCTGGTATGTCAACAGCTAGTGCAGAAGCATTAGGTGATGCAGCTGGGAACCACTTTGCACAGATGTCTTTCACTATTGAGAAAGCAACTGTGACTGCAAAGTCAAGAGCACTCAAAGCAGAGTACACTTTAGAATTAGCACAAGACCTCAAAGCAATCCACGGTCTTGATGCAGAATCAGAACTTGCAAACATTTTGTCAAGTGAGATTCTTGCTGAAATCAACAGAGAAGTTGTAAGAAATGTCAATCTTCAAGCGAAGACTGGTGCATCTGCAACTGCTTCTAGCGGAACATTCAACTTAGATGTTGATGCAAACGGTAGATGGTCTGTTGAGAAATTCAAAGGACTATTGTTCCAAATCGAAAGAGAAAGCAATGTAATTGCAAAAGAAACAAGAAGAGGTAAAGGAAACTTTATCCTATGTTCTTCTGATGTTGCATCTGCACTTTCAATGGCTGGTGTTTTAGATTACACACCTGCGTTAAACACTAACATTAATGTTGACGACACAGGCAATACATTTGCTGGTGTTCTTAACGGAAGAGTAAAGGTCTACATTGACCCTTATGCGTCTGTTGACTACATGACTGTTGGTTATAGAGGGTCTAACCCTTATGACGCTGGTATGTTCTATTGCCCATATGTTCCACTACAAATGGTGAGAGCAGTTGGTGAGAACACTTTCCAACCAAAAATCGGATTCAAAACTAGAT